CGCCCTGACGCTGTACCGGCAGGACGATGCCGGGAACCGCACCAAGGTGGGTGTTTTCTATGCCGAAAAGCCCACCCGCACCAAGCGCAACAGCTACAAGGTCACGGCCTACGACATCATGTCCAAGCTGGATGCGGACTTCTCCGGCTGGCTGCGGGCCAATCAGGCGCAGTTCCCCAAAACTATCTGGCAGCTGGTTCAGCTGGCCTGCCAGCGGGCGGGGGTCGCGCTTGCCAGCAGCAGCCTGCCCATCAACGGCAGCTACAGCGTGCAGGCGTTCTATGCGGATGATTTAACCTGCCGACAGATTATCTCCTGGGCGGCGGAAGCGGCAGGCTGCTACGCCCACATGAATGCAGACGGCAAGCTGCAATTCTTGACCTACACAGACAAGCGCAGCACTGCTAAAATCACCCCGGACGGTGCCAGCAACAGCACCGCCTATTATGCTGACAGCCTGAGCTACGAGGACTACACGGTCAAAGCCATTGAGAAAGTCCAGATCCGGCAGTCGGACAGTGACGTGGGGGTCATCTACCCCGACAGCACCACTGCCACCAACACCTATGCAGTGCAGGGCAACCTGCTGCTGACAACCGGCACCGAAGCCAACCTGAAAAGCGTTGTCCAAAACCTGTACAACGTGCTGAAAAACGTGACCTACACCCCCTGCAAAGTATCGGTGCCCAGCAGTTCCGGCCTTGCCTGCGGGCAGATCGTGCACGTTAAGGACGCACGCGGTCGGGAGTTCGACACCTACCTGATGAGCGCCACAATCTCCTCCGGCAAAGCCAGCTTTGAGAGCGTGGGCAGCGCCAGCCGGGAAAGCAGCAGCGCCGTGAACAGCCAGAGCTACAAGAACCTGACCGGCAAGATGCTGGAGATCAAGACCAGCGTGGACGGCCTGGAAGTAAAGGCCAGCGACCTGACCGGCAAGTACACCGACCTGAAAGCAACGGTGGACGGGCTTTCGGCGGAGGTGAAAAAAGACACCAAAATCACCGGCGGCGGCAACCTGATCCTGGGCAGTGAGAGCTTCAAGAACGCTGAACTGAAAGGCAATACCGGCGACGGCAGTTCTATTACCTATGAACTAACCGGCGGGGCGACCATGGCCAACACCAACTCCAACCGATATTTTCGCTGGACAACGGTGGGTGCGTATGTGGCAAAAGGCGTGACATTGTGCCTGTCTGTTATGTACAAACCCGTTTCTGGTGCGGATGAGTTCTGTATGGAAATCGCTTACACGGCGGGGTACTCCACCAGCCAGAGCTGGGCAACCATTAAGCCAACTGATCAGCTGGAGATTGAGCAGACGGACGGCTGGGTACTGCGGTATGGCCTGTGGACGCCGCCGGACAACGCCACCTTAAAGCTGGTGGATATGGGCAGTGGTACCACCCACGCTGGTACCGGCAACTACACCAACAAGTTTTCGCTGCTGCACCCCATGCTGCAATACGGCAACGCGCCGACCGCGTGGAATGCCAGCAGCGGCGACTACCTGACGCAGGAAAGCGCAAAAAGCTTATTTTCGCAGACCGCTGACGAGATCAAAACCGAGGTCACCAAGTCAGTGACCGAAACGGTGACGGCCAACGTGAAGGATACCGCCACCAGCGCTGCCAATGATGCCGTTGACAGCAAGCTGAAGGACTACGCCACCACAGCAACGGTGAACAGCCTGAAAGAAGATGTCTCCAGCATCAGCCAAAAGGCCGACAGCATCAGCACCAAAGTCAGCAGCCTGAAAGAGACCACCACAACCATTTCCAACGACCTGGACAGCACAAAGCGGGAATTCAAAACCGTTAAAGAATCAGTATCCGCGATCGACCAGAAAGCCGACAGCATTACTCAGACGGTAACGCAGCGGATCACCGGCGGCAACAATATTATTGCGGGCACAGATGACTGGAACAATGCGACCCTGGATGCAGGCGGCAATGACCTGAGCAAAAAAGGAACATACACGATCAGCGGTGAATCCGTCCGGGTGACCAATAAAGCGCGGAACACCCGCTTCCACTTTGGTGCGGACAAAACGCTGGTGATTGCCAAGGGCATGACCTATTGTGCATCGGTACTGTACAAGCTCAACTCCGGCACGGACAGCCTGTTTTTGCAGTTTGAAACCAAATCCCCCAGCGGAACCAAAGCCTACTATGGCAGCGCGTTCAAAAATGCAAAGCAGGACATTGCGCTGGATAATGGCTGGAAGCTGCGCTGGGCAGCCTTTACGGCGACCGCGGACGGCTATGCAGACGGTCTGTTTGTAAGCACCGCGAACGATAACGCCACCGTTACCAACGATCTGACCATCATGCACCCAATGGTGCAGATGGGCAATGCCCCCACTGCCTGGACGGCCAGCACCGGCGACTATCTGACCGCCAACGAAACCAAAACCGAGATCAAGCAGACTGTGAACGAAATTAAGCTGACGGCCAGCACAAGCGGAACCAGCAGCACCATCAAGCTGACGGCAGGCGGAACAGAGATCACCAGCGCACAGATCAACCTATCCGGCGTGGTGACATTTTCGGATTTGAGCACCTGGAACCAGGACAAGACAATCATCAACGGCGGCAACATTACCACCGGGCAGCTGCATAACCTCAACTACACCACCGTGTACGACCTGGATAACGCCTGGATACGTATGGGCACCGAATCCGGCGAGCGTGTATTTTTGGACAACCGGCACA